AATAACGTACCAGGTGGGTATGTTTTGAATATATGCGGCAAGCACGTCGACCTTAGTCGGATCAATGGTTTGTTTGGCACTCGTACCCGTAGCGGTGGTGATCATATACCTACCGAGTCCGCCGCGTGATTTGTCGTTTACCTTATCCTCAGTTCCCTTGATTTGTACTTTGTAGCATTTTCCGGCTTGATTCATGACGAGACAATCCTGCGGGAGATAATCTCCGAGCGGGGTAAACACTTCCAGATTCCTCGACAATGCTTCGGTAAAGAATATCTGTTCGTAGAGACTACCTTTCTTCTTCATTTTCCACCTCAATGTATTCGGCGGCTTTTTTTGCGCCTTTGAGAATGGATTTCACTTTTTCCGGAGACATATCGGAGGAACCTAGTTTGACGTTTGCATTTGCGGATATGCTTGTGGGTCTTCCGGATATGGTCATGAATTTGTCGAAGAGCATACCTACGGCATAGGCTTTGTTTTGCGGAGGAATCTTATCAATGGAATCATGCAGATCATTGAGTGAATCAGAGACCATATGCTGAAGTTTTTTGGAAACTGCATTAAGAAATTGCTGTTCCGTCATCTTCATTCCGAACTTCATGGCATTTTCGACCCGTAATCTACTTTCCTCCTGTCTGGTGGAGAGTTCCAGGTTCTCACATTCTTGCTTATGCGTGGATTGCTTGGATGCGATACGGGCGGCGGAAGTAAGGATCTTATCCTTCAACTTAGCATCAAACGCATTGAGTTTTTTGGGTATTCCTCTCGGCATTGGTTAAAAATTATCGAATTGTCGTTGACTTGTCTACGATAAACTACACAAGAGTACAAGTGGTGACTTTATGGACGGGTAAGCAGGCGATGAGGATACTTGGCGAATCAGGTATCACCCGTGATCAATTCGCAGACATGATGGGAGTCAAACGCAGTACGATGCGTACCTGCATACATGGCAATCGAATATCTCGCAAAATGGTGAGCAAATTACGCGAACTTGCGGGTGAGGAGGAGGAAAAGGCGGCGATTGCGGACGTGGACGATATGATCAGGGAAGCGGTTGAACCCGATAGGAAGAGGGAGAAACGGGTACGCGAAGCGGATGAATTGATGGGTCGGGTGTATTTGAAACCGAGGAATCCCTACCGCTACGACGTTGAATTTGCGGATGGGAGTCATGGTTGGTTCCGCGCGAAGCCGAACAGTTATTTCATAGGGGATGAGGTTCGTTTGAAAAAAGCGGATCGTGGATGGGAGGTTGTTCGATGTGGATAGTACCCAAAACATTATCAGCTTTTGTTCCGGCTACGCCGGATTGGAGTTGGGAATCGAGCGAGCTGGCGTGGATGTACGCACAATCTGTTTCGTGGAGAGGGAAGGATTCTGCATCGCCAACTTGGTTGCGAAGATTGAAGAAGGGAGGCTTTCTAACGCACCTATCTGGACGGACCTTGAAACCTTCCCTGCATCAGAGTTTCGTGGAATCGTGGACGGCATATGTTGTGGCTACCCATGCCAGCCGTTCAGTAGCTCAGGAAAAAGACAAGGCGAAGAAGACCCAAGACACTTATGGCCCTATCTCCGCAAGCATATCCGAACAATTAGACCTACCTGGGTTTTTGCCGAAAACGTCCAAGGTCATATCACGCTTGGACTCTCCACAGTCCTCAGCGATCTGGAAGAAGATGGTTACCGATATGAAACAGGCATATTCAGCGCGGAAGAAGTTGGCGCGCCTCACCAAAGGAAACGAGTCTTCATCCTGGGGTACTCCCCAAGCCTCCGACCACATCGAGGGAGCGAGAACTGCGAAGGAGAGCAATCAGAAGTGCTTGGGGAGAGACTTGAATCAGATGAATTGGCCAACCCCACGAGCAGGCAACCCCGGCAGTCGCAAGCCCGGAACGGGGGGCAAGATATTGGCGGAGGAAGCGAAGAAGAATTGGCAAACTCCAAACGAAGGGGACGCGGCAAGGACGGGATCAGCAGAAGCGTGGAAGCAATACGAAGAGGAGAATCGTACAACTCAATGTCGATTAAGGAATCAAATACACGCTGGCCCGCCCGTCCCGGAGAAGAGCAATATGACTGGGAAGAACCACGGGTCACCGAAGCTCAATCCGAATTGGGTGGAGAGTCTCATGCTGGGCAGAGGCATGACAGGGTGGACCCAATTGCCAACAGAGTGGACCGCTTGAGGTTATTGGGAAATGGTGTATGTGTGCCAACCGCAGAATTAGCGTGGAAGACATTATGGAAGGAAATGAAATGACCGAAGAGGAATTCGAAGCGCGGGCATTATACGAGGATTACCGGGAGGAATTATATCGTGACCGTAGAAGGAGACTCGGCTGGGAGGATGAGGATGAGAACTTTGATGGTCTTGATGACTCTGATCGGATGCAGTCATCGTCCAACTGATTGGGTCTACGAATATGATCGGCAGATGCGCGAAGCTTTGGAAATGAATGACATGCCTGCGTATCAGTTTTTCCGTGAGGAGTTGATACGTGAAAAACTACGCATTTATCGTGCAACCGGACAGCTTTCGAAACCCGTCTACTGATGGCTGTGTTGACCAGACGGGAAGCGGAGGATGGATTCGAAAGATTCTATTCCAAGAAACAAGTGCGTTTTTTTCTAAGAAATCGGGATGGTTCGTATGTCCGTGATGAATTTGGAAAACTCATTGCGATAAGGAGTGATATGGACCGGGTATTTAGGAACAAATGAAATGTCGAAAGACGCAGAAAGAAAAGTAATCCATGAATTCAAAACATTCATGCATAGATGGGAACACGAGAGTGATTTGGAACAGGAGGAGATTTTGGAATGTTTGAGTAATGCAGTCAACGAATACTACGACGAGGAAATAATTGAATTCGAATCGGAAATCATATTGGAGGATGAAGAAATGAACATATACAAACCAACGGGTGAGAAATTGGAACCTTGGCCGCTCATGGTGCGTCAATTGGAACGCGAGAATAAGGAGTTGAAAAAGGAAATCGAACGATTGAAACAGACGATACAAGAATTGAAAAAGAGTGACTGACGAAGAAATCTTGGAAGAGGCGCTTGAACGCTTCGCAAAGGAGGCCCGTAGGAAGTTCATGGCGGGTATTCGGGAACACAATCCCGATGGGAGCAGGGGCTTGGCACGCATGACCTTGGAGCAGAAAATACAAAGCTGTAAGGAAGAGGTCATAGACTTGTGGTTTTATTTGAATGCGATGGAAGAGAAATGCCGAGAATAAGAATTACACAACTAGACGGATCGCTTCCTAATATTGCTTTGATGAAGTTGTCTCATTGGCATAAAGCACAAGGTGATGATGTTTATTTTAGTAAATCATGGGAACGCGAGTTATTTGAACCTGAATATGATACTGTTTATGGTTCTGCGATATTCCAATGGACTAAGCCTAAACTAGAGAGATTTTTACAGGAATTTCCACAAGCCATTGTTGGAGGTACAGGCACTAAATCGACAATGACTATTGAGGATATAACAGGTGGACCCTATGAATACTTTGATTACTCGATATATCCTAAGTTCAAGCATAGTATAGGCTTTAGTCAGAGAGGTTGCCGCCTAGCGTGTAAATTTTGTGTTGTACCGGGAAAGGAAGGTAAGAATCGGGATAACGGATCTATACATCAAATATGGCGAGGAGATCCTTACCCCAAAGAAATCATTTTATTGGACAACGACTTTTTTGGGCAACCTGATTGGCAACAGAAAGCAGACGAGATACTAGAGGGTGGCTTTAAAATAAATATAAATCAAGGGATGAACGCTAGGCTTATACATAAAGAAGGTGCAAAAGCTCTCAAAGATATGCAGTTTTTTGAAGCTAAATTTAAATATAGAAGATTGCATACTGCATGGGATAATCCAAAAGACGAGAAAAGATTCTTCAATGGTTTAGATATTCTTTTAGATGCAGGCATAAAGCCAAGAGAGATTATGGTTTATATGCTAATAGGTTATTGGCCCGGAGAAACAATGGATGATATTCTTTGGAGATTTAATAAGTTAAATGACGCAGGGGTACTGCCTTACCCAATGGTTTATGATCGTTATAAGCCTGAGTTAAAAAAATTTCAGAGATGGGTTAACCGCAGATATTACCAATTTGTGCCCTGGGAAAAATATGATTCATCAATGAGATCCCGTCCGCCAAAAGATCAAATGATGTTTGAATATGCCTAAGATAACCTACGCAGATGAAGTTGACGCGCACTTTGGGATTCCCTGGACGGATGACTTGAAGTATGACAAGGGCGAGCTTGCCTGTGCGTTGAGCGAGGATGAGATTGATGCATTACCACAGGAACGGGCAGAGATATTAAGTCGTTTGATGATCGATCAACCCAACAGCGAAAAGGAAGATCCGATCAAATGGGGATGGACTCTTCCAGGTTGGCGCAGGGTGATGGATAGGTGGGATAAGGATAAGATCCATGTAATTTTAGGCGGAAATCGCAGTAGCAAATCAACTCTATGTTCTCGGTTTTTGGTACATTTAGCCCAGCAGATTCCCGAAGCGGAGATTCGCAGTATGCACGTATCCGAGGAGCGTAGTATTGCGGATGCTCAACGCTATATCTGGGAAGCACTTCCTGCACGATATAAACGGGCAAAGAAGAAGAGTACGAATCATTCTCTGCAATATACTCAAAAGAATGGATTCAATTCGGGCAAGGCAATCTTGCCGCCGAATACGTCAGGCGCAGAACGGGGAAGTACGATAAGCTTTAATAATTACAGACAATACATGGCAGATCCGCAGATATTCGAAGGTTGGTCAGCACATGCGATACATTGCGATGAAGAGGTAAGTGAGGCGATTTTCAACACTCTACTAGCAAGATTGACTGACTTTTCGGGTCGTTTATTGCTTAGTTTCACGACACTTCAAGGATACACGCCATTGATCAATAGTTTATTGAAGGGCGCAAAAACTGTGACGAAGAAATACAGTAAGCTTCTCGGTCGCGAATTACCCATTGAACAAGTATCCGCAAACTGGCCTGATTGCAGAATTTATTATTTTTGGTCGGAAATGAGTCCATTTGTGAATGCAAACGAATTAATCCGCACCTATTCACAGCAACCTTTGGAGGTTAAACTTGCTCGGTTATATGGCATTCCGAGTAAAGCAGTGGAAGGCAGGTTCCCAAAATTCAACAGGGAAACAAATGTTGTTCCGCATGAAAAGATTCCATTCATACAGGATGACACACGGGCAGTCACACGCTACATGGTCGTTGATCCGGGTGGTTCGAAACCCTGGGTGTGCATCTGGGCGGGAGTCATGCGGGACGGAAGCATATACGTATACCGCGAGGAGAGTAACATCATCACCACTATGGCAAACCTTGGCTTTGTGATGCGTCCCGCACCGGGTGTGGAGATAGAAACGGGGATTGCGAAGATCAATGATGCATTATCGTGGAACGATACCGAGCCAATGACTGACGAAAACAAACCAAAACTTTATATTTCCGACAGATGCGAGAACACAATCACCTCGATGATGGAATACACCGGGCAATCGCGTTCCGAACACTTCAAGGATCAACTCGACTGTATTCGATACCTGATGGTCAGTGGCGCGGATCACATCACTAATCAGAGCATGATGGCCACGGGTGGAGGAGGATATTAGAAACCGCTGGCGGGTAAAAGAATTAGAAACCCCGCCAGCGGTACACTATGAAAACAACTACATACACAATATTCCAAAACAATTGACAGTCAACTACAATCAACTATATTTGACTACCAAGTATGCAAAGTAGCTCTGATCCCGAACTTTTGTATGTTCCAAAAGAACCAGACATTGGATATTTGCAGGATACTTATCGTCGTACGCAAAGTGATTTGGGCGAATGGTTGGACCGCAGACAACGCGATTACAATACCAGAAATTGCTTATGGGACGGGAAGAGTGATGATTTTAAGAAACATACACATCTAAGCGCCACGGGTGAGGTATTTCCTTGGCCTGGTGCAAGTGATCAGGACGTAAAACTTGTTGATGAGGCAATAAATACATTGGTTTGCATGTCACTCAATGCCATTCGGCGAGCGCATATCGTAGCCACACCCGTGGAAAGCGATGACATCGAACGCTCCAGTGTCATAAGTAATTTCATGCGTTGGATGCTGAATACCAAGATGCATGAATTCTACGACGAAATCGAACTCGGATTGAATCATTTTTACGAAAAGGGCATGATGGTGCATTATTGCTACTGGGATTCACAGGATCTCAAGCAACAACAGTCGATACAACTTGATCAGATTGCCCAAGCTCTTCCACAGATTGCGACTGCGATACAGGATGGTAGCATGGACAATGAATTATCCGCCGCCTTGAACGAACAATTCAAGGTATCCAAAGCCAAGGCGCGTGGAATGCTCAGAGAGTTGCGCCAGGATGGAGAAACCACGATTCCAATCACCCGCAGAGTGATCAATCAACCCCGCATCAAGGCGCTTGCACCTGATGAGGATGTGTTTTGGCCATCCTATGCAATTGATCCGCAGGAAGCGCCCTACGTATTCCACGTCATCAATATGACACCCGAACAACTTCGCGCAAAGATAAATACCGAAGGATGGGACGAAGAGTTTGTGGACAAGGCAATCGAACTCGCCCAGCGT